GTGGGAAAATCATGACAATAAGGAAGTCCTGGATTACTGCTCATTTTAATGTTCCTTTCGCGCACTAACTTCCAATTATCCAACGTGTCCTCACACTGATCAACATTCCAGCGACAAGGCCGTAGTAGTTTCTCAGCCAGATAGACAACGTGTCGAATTTCTCCATCAGTGACGCTTGGCTCACTAACTTCACTACGCAACCTGGCATGCAAATTGAAAGAAAACTCCTCCAAATCATAATCATTACCAGGCATCGCCATAGTGTCAGTGAAACCAAAACCGCGAGCAACATCAAAATACTTAACCAACTCGTCCCTCCTAGACCTAACCTGTTGTCTCAAATGCACTCGACGGCCGTCGGGGACAGGTTCAAACCCCTCCGGCCTTTCTAGTTTAAAGACTCTGCCACTTTCGTACTGCCTCCCCTACTCTGTCCACTCACATTTCGGTCGGGGTTAACTACTTGCGACTTGGCCTGCCTAGCTTTCTTCTTCGCTTTCTTTGAAACTACTGGCGATGCCTCAACTTTCCCCGAAGGTACTAATTGAGCTTTCGTTTTCGCTTCCTTCCCGGACTCTACTACTTGAGCAACTTTCCCGAAAGGTACTGGCTTCTCAATTTTCGCTCCGTCAGGTACTAAAGATCGCTTAGCCGCACGTACTGACGCTAAATTAGCGTTTTCCACTGCGTTGGCCTCATTCTTTAAAACCACGTCACCGCGCACTTTGTTGACTTCATCAAGCTGGTTCTGAATATCCTGGAGCTTAGCTAAAATACTAGCCAAATCGGGGTTCTCAAAGCTTTCCTCCACTTCTTCATACTGCTCGCTACACGATAAGTCAACCGAGCACACATCAGTATCAGGTTGGCTGTGATCCACATCTGAAATCACAACTTCCCAGCAACTCTCGTCAACATGGCCATGTCTCTCCAAATATAAATGGAAATACTTGGCCGCTGCACTACTGAGATCTTCAGCCCCAATGACATTGACGTCCCCATATGCATCCTCAACAAGGTATTCACGGGGATTCGTGATACTGCGACGCACGCTTCTCAGCTTACGCGTCCTACGACGACCAGCAAACAACTGCATCGTCTCAGTACCCTCATCAAAAGGATCGTAGTCAAATTCTTCACCCAACCATCCTAACGCGTAATCCGATTCTTCAATCGTTTCCGCGCAGGCTTTCAACCAAATGTACATAGCCGGATAGCCATGATTTGGCTTAGTGGGATCTGGTGTACCTGTCGTATGAACGGCATATACATTGACTCCATTTGGATTTGTAACTGGCCCACCGCTGCTACCGCGCTGAGTTGAAGACAAATAATCAAATGTCTGCAAATCAGAACTAACACTCCCAAATCCTTCAGCACAACGGATCGCACCGGTATGATCTGGAACGTATGTACGAATCGCAGTCTTTTTGGTATTCAGCTTCGCTGGCACTCCACGCGCACAGCCAAGAGTAGACCAAATAGAATTGC